CAGTGATTTTGCCCTGTTGTGATTAAATTCCTCCTCCTCAGTCAGTGCCTGATGTCGGCACTCTGAAGATGACCATGACAGGTCGAAACTCGAGGAGGTTTCAAATGATAGATCTAATTCACTGCCACGAAATCGTGGCTTTTATCTTTTACAGCTTGGTAATCATTGCATGTACTTTGGTACCTGCTTGGTTGGCACATAAGCTCGGCTAAATGGTTCTTTCCCAGTTCGATTCTGGGATAGTCACGATTGACACGAACGTGTCAATCTGAGGAGGAAAACAATGAGAAATAACGTGAAAATAAGCAACTGGCGCAAGATTGGTTCATCTCGTTCAAGGAGCTTTAATTTTGAAGCTCCATCGGGTAACCAGTTCGATTCTGGTGTTGGTTTTAATGTCACTGAAATGGACGTGTTAGGTGATGGGACTTGGCTCCAAAACTCTGTGAGTGTTCACTTGAACCACAATGCAGGTTTTGAGTTTGATCCTGAGGTTTCAATCTTTAGGGACAAGGCTCCCAGCAAGGAAGACTTTGTTGTTTTGAGATTGGTAAACAATGTCAAGATCTTCTTGTCACCAGAGCAATTAGACAAACTGCAAGCAGTTGTTAACAGTCCTATAGAAGAACAAGAATAGGAGTGTTCGCATGAATGGTTTCTTCCCAGTTCGATTCTGGGACATGCACGATTTGACACATCAGTGTCAAACAATAATGAGGAGGAAAACAATGCAACACTTAGCAAAAGCGATGACTCTTGTAGGTATCGAAAAAGTTAAATCTATAAAGATTTCAAATCAAGTTTCAGGTCAAGTGATGAAAACATTAAACACAGTCTGGAAAGCTGTTCAAAAGCGCAATCCAGAACTGCCAGATGTTTTCATGGTTGCCCAGATGTCTGGGCAGTCTGGTAAGGGTACGACCTTAGGTCACTACCGTTACGGTGGTTGGTCTGTTCGTGATGAGTTGGCAGTCCCAGAGGTTATGCTTTCTGGTGAATGCTTGCGACAGAATGGTGAGGGTATTTTGAAAACCATCATCCATGAAGCAAGTCACGGTTTGGCTCATGTTAGAGGCGTTAAAGATGTCTCCAGACAGAACCGCTACCACAACAAGAAATTCGTTCAACATGCTGAAGAGTTGGGGATGGAATACACGCTTGACAAGCCAGATAATACACATGGCTACACAGGGGTAACACTACGCTCTGAGACTGTGGAATTGTATAAAGAAGAAATTGCTCTTCTTGATGCGATGCCTGTCTCTCTAGGAGTCGTTAGGAGTCCACGAGCAAAGCGAGGCATCCCCAGAGTCAGAGCAATTTGCCACTGCAAAGGTCGTAACGGTAGAAAGAAAGATGTCGAAGGAAACGCAAATCCTTGGATAAATTTCGGTGCTACCGTCTGGGAAGAAATCTCACCTTTGATCTGTGGTACATGCCATGAAACGTATGTTGAATACTACGAAGAGGATTTCATCGTAGATGAAGATTGACACAGACGTGTCAATTCGCATGAATGGTTTCATCTGGGTTCGATTCCCAGACATGCACGACTCCAGATCATGTCTGGAATCAATGAGGAGGAAATATGCAAACAGAAATATCAGACCAGTTTCCAGAATTGGTTAAACCTCTGTGCAAGAAGGGAAAATATATTTGCGGTCATTGCATGACAGCAAGGGACATTTCCAACGGCACAAGGTTCTCTGTTGAAGGTGTCAGACTTTCAATGGAGGACGCTATTCGCTACAACTTGCAACTATGCAGAGGTACGACCATGCACGAAGATCCCCCAACCGTCCAAGAGATTAGACGAGAGGGGCAACGAATCCTTAAAGCAGGAGTCAATGTCAAAGTGCAACTGAAACGGAAAGCAGGTACAAGCCTTTCTGCTGGTCACATAGTCGACTGTTTCGATGATGGTACCGTGAGAGTCTTTCTAGACGATCTAGGAACATCTAAAATCGTTCCTGTCGATGAATACCTAGTTGCTAGACAAGGTATTACCAGTCGCTAGTTGCTGGTGTCCCCAAATGGTTAAAGCAGGTTCGATTCCTGTATGGGGAACTATTGACACAACCGTGTCAATATAACAGAGGAGGAAAAATGAATAATTCATTACCTGTAATCAATGGCTACAAAGTCATTTCAGTAATACCTGCATTAAATAATCCTGATTATGTGATTGTCGCAGTAAATACTGTTGAATACAACGATCCAGAACCCCGAAAAAATGAGAGGTCTTATATCGTTGCTACATGGTGGGAAGGTGAGGACTACTGGCACGATGGCGAGTATGACTTATCTTTTCATAACGCTTTACAGAGAGCAGGCGAGAGGGCAAAAGCTCCCTTTGGTCGTAAGTTCTACGAAGAGAATGCCACGCTTGTAAATGAGCAGGCAGAAATTCGCAGAAGCCAAATCATGTCCAAGCTGGCAGAAGTTCGCCCAGTTATTAAAATGGATAGAAAAGGGCAATACATCGCATAACGCTTTGTCCCCAGAATGGTTGTATCTAGGTTCGATTCCTAGACTGGGACTATTGACACATCCGTGTCAATATAAACAAATGAGGAGGAAAACTCATGGGAAATAGAGCAGTAATAACTTTTCAAGATGGAAGTCTTGAAGAGTTAGATAATTCACAGGTTGGCATTTACTTACATTGGAATGGTGGTATTGAGTCCATTGAAGGTTTTTGCATGTCTGCAACCAGATTAGACATCAGTGAGCCATCTAGGTTCATTCAGATGTTGGGTAACTGGTTCAAGGGACACCTGAGTGTCTATGTAAACACAGTCGGGAGACTTGACTGTGACAACTATGACAACGGTGTTTATGTGTTAAACCGATACGGTGACCAGAAATGGAATATCGTCAGACGTTTTCATGTTCCAGATCGTCTGGGAAATGGTTTTGACGTAAAGTTGTCAAACCATGACCATAACGTTTTGGCAATGGCTAACGAGTGCTACACAAGCTCTCGTGATTTCTTCAAAAAAGATAAGCTCGTATCAGTATGAATGACCTATCTTTTGATGAAAGCAGGCTTAAGACAATAATGGATATGCCTATCAAAGAGTTACACGAGTTGGTTGAATGGAATGTTTCTTTAATCAAACGTGGAGACTTGAGTGGTGGAGATATGAGCCCATTAGTGGAACTTAGAAGAGTAGCTGAAGTTATGCTCCTCTTTCATGGCACTAATGTAAATACCCAACACCCAAGCACAGGCTACTAACCGCCTGTCCCCTTAACGGTTTTAGTGCAGGTTCGATTCCTGCAAAGGGACGCTTGACACATCCGTGTCAACAAATAAAAAGAGGAGGAAAACCTTAATGCGAGTAATAACAATAACAATACCTGACAAGTGGTCGGATGTGAAAGCAGTAGACCACCTTGTTGATGAGTTCCAAAGTGAATTTGGACACTTATGTAATGGGGAAGATGAGTGGACAGACAGGACCACTGAAAAATTATCAGTTACAGTACTGATTAAAGATAACTTTGATCCGACTTTAGGATCAGACCTCACAGAGGCGGTTCAAGATTTTGAACAGGTGCTTGCCTCACATTTTGAGGTGGAAACACCATGAAATTTTACTGCGATGTAAGCGTCATGTTTGAAGTAGCTGAAGTTATCGAAGTGGATGCTGGAGATGAACATGAAGCCTATGATCTGGCTTTAGCACAATTAGAAGGCTTGTACGCAGAGCCTGATTATGCTACTGAAACCAGTAGGCAAATTACCCAAACATCAGAAGGATGAGAGGAGAGCTTAGATGCCGAATTATGAAGTGGGAGTTCATCTCACATATTATGGGACTGTGAATGTGGAAGCTGACACCTCTGAAGAAGCGTTGCGAATGGTTAAAGCGTCAAACCTTGATCCTGTTGACATCGCTACCAGTTATGAAAATGGTGAAGCGTCATACTACATCAGAGGGTACACAACACAGGGAGAGGGCTAAATGCTTGAAACAATACTGACTGAATCAGATGAGTTCCCTGATGAACTTATTAAAAATGATGATGGCACGTTTACTGTTTTATCTTTCAACATTCATTACGAAGAAAGCGATTACGTAAACTTTGTTGTTTACCATCACCACTTTCAAGAAGAACCTGACTGGATGAATTGGCAACTCAGTGACGAGTTTTCTGATGATGCAGTTGTAAGGGTTTACAGGATTCGTAAAGACAGCATTAATTAGTTAGGTAGCCGTTAATGGTTAATCTGGGTTCGATTCCCAGAACGGCACGATTCGCAAATAGCGAATTAGTTGACACAACCGTGTCAATTTCTCAACACAGAGGAGGAAATACTATGAGTGAAGGTTTTGTATTAGATACACCTGAACAAATAGAAGTTTACAGACTTTTGTCAATACGGACGGCTCTCAAGCTGGAAGTAGAACGAGGTCTGAAAATGACTAAAGGTAATCAAGCTCTCTGGAGAGCTGAAGAAGTTTTAGAACTTTATGAGCGTCTCCCAGAAGGTCGTCTTACCAAAAAGAAGGCTCTACGTTTGATAACTACTCTTTTAGAGGATTTAACAATTCTTGACAGAGGTGAGTCAAATGACTGACAAACATTTAGAACAGTTCGTTATTGAGGAAACTGATAGCGATGAAGAAGCTCAAAATCTTCGTGATGGTAGCGATTACCAAAAATTCACAGAGGAGGGCTAATGCTTACATGCGACACCTGCCAATGTGCAGAAGATCATAAAGGTGACATTCAAAAGCATTTAGGACAGAACCTTTGCTATGACTGTTTCTTAGATAGAGATGAGGACTAATGAAATATAAAATTAGAGCCACCTTTGAAGTCACGTTTGACACATCCAAGTCAAACCACTTAGAAACCCCATTGCTTGATACTACTGCAGATCAACTAATGGAAGAGTGGTACGTGGAAGCAACAAACGCTCTATCTGAAAAGATAGTGCCTAATTTAGTTGGTCATCAGATCCAGCTTGTGGATTACAGGCTTGATGCCATTCAATAAAATGGATACCCCTAACGGTTCAATCGAGGTTCGATTCCTCGTAGGGGACGATTGACACGAACGTGTCAATATATAAAAAAGAGGAGGTAAATCAATTTTGATTAAACCAATGTCATGGTTAATCACTAATTGGAGAATTGTGTTATTTTTAATAGTTGCCTTAGCTGTCTTAGGAATAGCTGGTACGCTAGACAAGGACTACACATGCTCTCTAGATGGGGTGATTTGCACATGACAACTACAGCACAGACTCACATTGTCAAAAAGAACGTTATTTATTTAAGTAGTTCTTCAATGATGCCAGAGTATCGAATACTCAATAATTTAGGTATTGACATCGGTGAGTCATATTACAAAATGGAGGATGCTGTCAGAAGAGCCAGACATCTCTCCCAACCTAAGCCTGACGAATAAGGAGGAAATTCAATGACTCAAACATCACGAATACATACCGCTTTAGAAGTAATGAGGCGGGATGGTTACATTCAAGAGTTCTTCAATGAGCCTAATACAAACCGTGAAGATGGTCGTAACAGGTGGTTCGTTCAAATAAACGAACGAGCCAGTTACTACCTGAACACTGGGGAGGTCAAAGCGTTTATCAATGGCGCTAGATCAATTAAGCCAGAACTTGCAGAACAGGATACATTCGTGTAGTCTGAAATTTACCTCTAGATCGGGTAAAACTATATAGATCGAGCCCTTCCGTTACTTGTTCCTCCTCGTAGCGGAAGGGTTCTTTTTTTTTGTCTTTTTTTTGACAGTCGCCTGTCAAGTCCGTGCATTTTTTTTAAGCTGGTTAAGGTGGTCAATGTGTGCAGTTGAAGTGCGTTGACCGGACAGCGATGGTCAATGTGTGCAGTTGAAGTGCGTTGATCGGACACTATTGAAGGGTAGGTAGATGATGCACAGTAGAAATAGTTGGGGAGCAACACCTCCTAAAAAAAGCAGACCATTAAAAAGTAGTCGAGTGCAAGGCGTTTGCATTCACTATGCAGGCTTCAAGATAAACCAAGACAGAAATACTATAGATTTGCTTCGTTCCATACAACGAGGACACATGAATACTCATGGGTGGTGGGACATAGCCTACAACCTAGCTGTTGATTTGAATGGTGAAGTGTGGGAACTGCGAGGATTGGAAACAGAGAATGGCGCTCAGGGTTCATTAACAATGAACCGAAGGTATGTCGCTGTCTGTGCCTTAATAGGAGACCAAGACACTACACCTGAACTGATAGAGGGATTACAGAAAGCTGTCCAGTTGTCTCGTGACAGGTGGGGACATGGTGAGATAATCCCACACTCTGCTGTAAAGAACACTTCCTGCCCCGGCAAAATTTTAAGGAACGTCATCCTAGAGGGAGGGCTTGAACCCAGTAGCGCTATGTTGGAAAAAATGAGGAATAAACTTGAACTGCGAATTGGAGACACAGGAACTGATGTTGCTCGCTTGCAAAAATTTCTTCAGCAGAAAGAGGATGGTATATTCGGCTTAGAAACTGAAGCCAGACTGAAAGCTGTTCAACATTTCTTCATGCCTCATCTTGGTGAAGCTGATGGCGTAGCCAATGAGAGAGTTATGACCTTCGTGGCATTTGCGGAGTCTCTTAAATAGGTATTGCACACCTTGTCACTTAGCTATTGTATACTGGGTGAATGCAGATACAAGCTCCAGAACCACCAAACTCTTATGACGAAATCTGTGGTCTCCATGAGGTAGGCTACAGCGTGTTAGAAATCTCTCGAATAGGGGGATGGTCACGTACATGGATATACAGAGTCCACGATAAATTTGGACTAATCCCTAACCCTAAGAGAGGTAGGGCAAGACCTTTAAGCCCTGTCACCAAGCAGGCAATCCTTCTCAGATACCGTGCTGGGCTCACTGTTCCAGAAATAGTGTCACAGACCACTGCTACTATTCATCAGGTGAGATACTTGATTAAAATTAACAGACTAGTCCATATTCTATCTGGAGCGAACATTTGAAGAACAATTTAATGAGACAGTCGTTGATAAGCACGGCTATGCAGTGCGGTCAGAAACTAAAGTATGCTATAGATCCAAACATCCCTTATGGTAATGGTGTCTCTAGAGCTATAGGTACAGGTTTTCATGCTGGTCTGGAACTTTACTACAATACTAGAAAAGAGACTGGTGACGTTCATCTCCTATACATGCTTGATGAGTTTCAAGAATGTGCCACAGAAGCCTTTAAGCACGAATTAGAAATCACAGATGATTTCAACTGGATATATCAACCTAAAACCGCTTCAGAAGATGAAGTAATACTTGACAAGTTCATGTCAATCGCATTCATAAATAGAATGCTTGAATACTACTTCAAAGAAGAATGTTACTGGGATGAGAACTATGAAGTGTTAGCAGTCGAGCATACTTTCAAACTTGACTGGGAATCAGGTGTCCCTAACTGGGAACTTGGTGGGACAATGGATTTGAATTTACGAGACAACTACGGCAATATATATATCGTGGATCACAAGACAACTAAGAAGCCTCCTCGTAGTGACAAGTTCTCTGCACATAAAACTCCACAAGCAAGTTATTACATTAACGCTGTTAGACATATGCTAGGAAATCCAGATGCCGAGATTACATTTGTTTACGATGTTATCGCTGTTGAGATAGATAAGATTTTGAAGAAGCCAGTGAGAGGTAACAAGCCTCCTGTTAAACCTTTCTGGCGTATCCATGAAGAGAGAGATAAAGAACAAGTCGAAGCCACCATGCTGACAGCTAAACTCGTGGCGTTAGCTGTGGATCAGGGTGGACCATTTTTCCCTAACACGGAATCATTCCTTTGCAGTGAGGCATATTGCGATCACTGGGTAAGGTGTCCATTTGGACGTACTCAACACAAGGAGAAAGTATGAGTAGAGACAATTTAATAGTTGCTCAGACAGCATCGAAAGTTGCTGGTGAGCTTTTTCAAGGAAAGGGTGCATCTGTTCTTAACAGTGGCGATTTTGCTGCCGCTGTGGAACTTATCCATTCTACTATCCTTGATGTGGCAGGTGCGGAGACACCTCCTCAACTGTCACAACAGGAAGCGGAGGATAAAGTTATAGAGGCTTTCACTCCTCCCAGTGGTGAAGCACCAGTAAGGGTAGACCAAGATGATATTCCTGTGCCAGTCAACACAGGATCAGGTCATACCCCTGGCACTCCAAAACCTCTTCATGGTAAAAGCACTATGGTTCAGAAATGTGAAGATGCTTTTTTTCATAACCCTGACGACTGGACTGTATTCGCCTCTGGTGAAGGTTCGGTTCATGGTGGCACAAAGCCAGATCTTTCCCATAAGACCCTTGAGGTTAATGGCTACAAGATAGCAGTCTGGTTGTTTGATAGTAAGTATGGAAAACATGCTCCAGAATGGGCGTTCAAAGAAGCAGGATTTGCTGATGAATATGCGTCTTTAATAGCTGACGGTAAAATTAAACCCTAAGTGTTGAGAGACCTTCAAGAGGTCAAGGGTGAACTATACCAGTGGGCGACTTCGGATATTGTCCGAGTCCCCACTGGGTATAGTTTTTTCGATGACCTGACATCTGGGGGCATAGCTCCCGGGCAAGTGATGATCCTGTTAGCCAGAACAGGTGTAGGTAAAACATGGTGGCTTGTTAATTGGGCGGTAAACGTACCAGAAGTTCCTACAATAATTTTTTCTTTAGAGATGCACGGACGTTACATTCTTGAACGTATTTCTTCTGCATATACAAACACGCCCACAAAGACAATAGAGGAATCAATGCGAGAACACGGAGTTTCCTCTGCTGTGGAATCCACGACCTCAGATTTCCCTCTTCTAATGATTGCTGATGAACCCGATTTAGGGTTAGGTGATATGTCCGACAAGATAGAGGAATACCAAACAAAGATGGGTGTGAGTCCTCGTTTAATCTTAGTTGATTACCTAGAATTGATCCGCAACTATGGCACTAACCAGATGGACAATGTGCAGAGTCTCGGTAGGGCTTTGAAAGTTTTTGCAAGAGAGCATGATGTGGCTCTCTGTGTTCTCCACCAAGTTAAACGAGGGGAACAGAACGCTGGTCATAAACCTCTCGATTTAACAGATGGTAAATTTGGTGGTGAGGAATCAGCAGATTATGTTTTGGGAATGTATAAGCCGAGTTTGTCTCCTGACGTATCTCAAGAAACTAGGATGCTCTTAGAAAATGATATTAGGCTCCAGTTCTTAAAGACTCGAACTGGAGGAGGTATACATCCAGACGGTGTTAAACATAAATGGCATCCAGATACAGGTCGCATAGCAGAACTTGTGTTAAATTATCCATAGGAGGCAGATGAATGTCTGAACAATATATTCTTTTAGGTTTGGGAATTATACTTTTTATACTTATAGTGAAAGTTATGAGTATTTGGGTTTCAGATAGACGAATAAATGATGTGATGAAAAATCTCAATAGAGAACCTATCAATTCTTTTCATCCTGACGTACTTCGTTCTATGAGGGGGAAAAGAAAGACATGGCGAGATTAGCATTAGTTCTTTCTCTAGTTAATGTAGGCGGTTGTGCCTCACTTGACGAACTTGTGTCAAGTTTCTTTGCTCCTGAGGATCAGGATACTTTCCTAGCTGTAGCCTTTTGTGAGTCATCTGCTGATCCTAATGATTTTTATTCGACAGCGGTCAACCCTAAGAGCGGAGCCACAGGATTTTTCCAGCACTTACCGAAGTGGTGGGACGAACGTAGCAGAAAAGCCGGTTTTGAGGGTAGCAGTATCTACGATCCAGTCGCAAACGTAGCAGTAGCCAGTTGGCTTTTCTATAACCAGAATGGGAATGAAAGATGGGGAGGCTTATCCCACTGGTATCCATCAAGGCGCTGTCTCAATAGACAGGGTGTGGAGATGAGATGAATAAAGAGTTTTTAGAAAGTGAAATTTTCAATGAAGATTGCCTAACAACATTAGGGAAGATGAGAGATGACTCTGTTGATTTAGTAATTACTTCACCGCCTTACAATATGAACCTACGGATAAGAAGAAAAAGTGGTAAGGGAAAATATGAGAACGGCGCATGGGGGGAGTATTGTTCACGGCAGGTAGTCAAAGAGTTTAGTAGTAAGTATGAAGGTTTTGATGACAACTTACCTATTGAAGAATACAACGAATTACACACGAACATTCTCAAAGAACTCTTAAGGGTGTCACCATTAGTTTTTTACAATGTAGGTATTGTCACTGGCAGTAAGCGTTCAGTTTTTCAAATGATTGGAGATTTTAATGAACAGCTTAAAGAAATTATTGTTTGGGACAAGGGGCATGGTCAACCCGCAATGGCAGAACACGTTCTTAATCGCAGAACAGAACTCATATTAGTTTTTGATAGGGATGATGCCATTAGTCGGCAGTTTCTATCTAAAGGAAACTTTGAGAGAGGCACACTAGACGATCTATGGCTAATTAAAAGAGAACGAAGTAAACATACAGGTCATGGTGCTGTATTTCCTGAGAGGTTAGTTGAGATTATCTTGGAAAATTTTTCAGAAGTAGCGGACACTGTTTATGATCCTTTCATAGGTACAGGAACTACAGCGGTTGTCGCTAAAAAGCTAAACCGAAAGTTCTTAGGGAGTGAAATAGATCCAAAATTCATTAAAGTAGCAAAAGAGAGACTTAATAATGTCCAGCAACAACTTCTTTAGAGCCCCTCTAAGGGTTGTTCCAAGTGAACAACCAGAGATGACTTATTCCGAGTGGATAGCTTTTGGGGTTAAGTTTGGTTACTGCTTTGGAGTTTCCTGCACAAAGCATGGAGATACCAGTCTCTGTAATGTGACCAATAAAGATGGTACTTCCCCTTTAAGAAAGTCGTATGATTGTAAACTTGTTTTAGAATTAAGAGATCCTTGGTAATGCCAAAATTCGATAATCGTTTGAGAGACCATATAAAAGAGTCTGTGAGTATGCTTGATGCTATTCGACTGGTTGGGCTTGAGTCCCCTAACAGGCAACATAAGATAAGGTCTTTGACGAACCCTTCAGATCACACTCCTTCTTGTCATATATATAGTAGAAGTTTCGGGGATAAAGACGAGCATTTCCATGATTTTAGCACTGGAGAAACAGGTGATGTAATTAAGCTCGTCCAGTTAGCAAAAGGTTGTAGTTACGGTGAGGCTTTACAGATACTCTCAGGTCGCACCAGTGCCTTATTTACACGCCGTCCTGCGCCTGTGAAGAAAATCGAGTTGCCTGACCTTACTGATCTTTTTGAAGAGCAACCAGAGGGTTCTACGGACTCTTACGAGACCGCTAAGGGATGGGTTTCTGGTAAGTGGTCTTTCCTGACTTTAGATGACTTACTGCAGTATGGTGTAGCTCTTAAAAACGATGAAAAGTATGGGGATGTTCTTTGGATACCACATAGAGACCAACAAGGAATAGTCAGAGGGATAAAGGTACGTGATTTTCGCTCAGGGGCTAAATACTCGGTAACAGGTTCAGCTTTCTCCTCTGGACTATATACAGTCACTCCTCAAAATGTTGACAACAGTGTGTCAATAATAGTTGAGGGAGAATCTGATCTATGGTGTCTACAGAAATGGTCTAAAGGGCAAGTCGATTGCTTTGCCTTACCATCTGGAGCATCTACTTGGAGAAAAGAATGGTGTAAGACACTTGAGCGGTACAAAGTGATAATTCTTGCATTTGATGATGATGAAGCAGGCAGAAACGCCACACAGAAAGTGCTACTAGATACAGGTATAAATAGAACTGGAATACTGACACCTCCCGGTGGCAGGTTTGCAGAAGCTATAGAAGATGCAGACCAGTGGTTAGAGCCAATTATGAAATGGGCTTTCAACTCAGTTTGCAGTTCCAAAGAATTAGAGAGTTCCTCGATTATCCACAGGTAATGAACTAAAATAGTTCAATGAACAAAGCTCGTCAAAAAGGCACTCGTTTTGAGAATGAGGTTTTGGACGGCTTGAAAAATATATGGTCCGAAGCGGATAGGGCTAAAGCCGGTAATCCATCAAATGATTTTCATGGTGTACCTTTTCCTATTGAAGCAAAACATAGGAAAAGGTGGGAAATCCCAAAATGGGTTCGACTGCTCAAAGCAGTAGCTGGGGGTGACAACCGTTGGGCATTGGTTGTCGCCTCTGGTGATCGGCGTGAGGTGGACTCAATGACTTTAATGGTTGTTGATTGGGACTTCGGTCAGGAACTTTTACAAACTTGGGAGAAGAATGACCACAGCCAATAGATATACAAGGACAGAAGCCGAACGAAGGTTTGACTTTAAGAATGCTAGAGAATACGAAGAGTATGTAGCTAATCGTATAGGGGTTCCGAATTTAACTAAATTCAATGGAAAAGATGATTTAGACATTTGGGTTCCCGGATATTTCATAGAGATAAAAGAAAAAAACAACACCTACACAGAAGGTTGGCGAGTCCTAGAAGGAGTAGAAGAAAGAAATCTTTTCATTCTAGATGAGCTAACTGTCAGAAAAGCCCTACAATGGTTTCCTAATGTATTTTTTGTATTACGAGATAAAGCAGACAAAGCAGAACCAAGAGTCTTTCTTGCACCCATTTGGGAAATCATCTCGATTGATAAAGCACGACTCAATAGGGGACATACGGAAACACACACAAAAGGCAAGTGGATTATCGACCTTAGCCAATTCGTTCGGCTTGCTGATGAAGCAGATATACCTGAACTTGCTACCAGACTACTCATGGATAAAGTCTGGAAAGAGTCACAATGTCTTGGAGGTGAGGTGACTGACATAGACAGTCAAAGACGATGATGAAAACAAGCAAGTATCCACTAATAGGTTTTGCCTACAGAGCAAGAGTAGGCAAAGACACCGCTGCATACGCCTCAGAAGCTACCGCTCGTATCGCTTTTGCTGACCAGATTCGTCAACTCGCTTACCGTCTTAATCCATATATTGAATCAGCAGGTTTACGCCTTGAAGAAGGCATAGACAATGAGGGTTGGGAAAACATGAAAGCCATAGAAGAGGTAAGACTCTTCTTACAGGAACTAGGGACTAGCGCACGAGACTTAATTCATACAGATATTTGGGTTAGACCTGTTTTGAAGCAGGCAGAAATGATGATAAAAGCAGGTCATCCAGTAGCTATAACAGACGTTCGTTTCCCTAATGAAGCCGTAGCAATAAAAAGAGCAGGAGGCACACTGGTCAAAATCAACCGACCTGATGTCGCTGTTCTAGAACATCCATCAGAACATGCCCTCGATGACTGGGATCAATGGGATCTAGTCATCGACAATGACGGAACTTTAGAAGAGTTCCGTCATAAGTGTAAGGCATTGTTCTTAGATGGCTCGTGAAATACCGATTGATCCTGCTCATCTAGAAAGAAGAGCCTCAGTAGATCAAATTGATTCTGACAACAAAGAGTCAATTATAGAAGCAGTAGAAGCCTTGCCCGAACAAGACAGAGCAGTAGTTGAGTGTCTGATATGGGGCGGTATGACGAAGGTTGAATGTGCAGAACTGTTGGGCATATCTCGATCTTATGTACATAAAATATGGAGAAGGGCTCGTGAAACACTCAAATCCGTCTTGTGAATTTTTCACAGAATGGGGTCGCTGTCAGCAACCTAAATACAAAAATGATTTCTGTTCATATCATTTTAATGCACAAAATGTTGAAGGTTTTAGTCACGATAGGTTCTATCATAAAAAGATCGTTTTAGCTCAGACACTCCCTTCACATGATGTTCTTACCAATGTAGAAGTAGATGCCCTTTTTAGAGGCAGGACTAGAAACGATGGCAGAAGAACAGATTTGTATACCGTCCTATGACAGGTTTTACGGATAGGGGTGTTCCACCTCATCTAGGTTTTCATACATTTATGACCGTAGAGGAAGATGGCACGGTTAGCTCCGTTCATCAAGTGCCTGATGAAGGTTTTGTTCACGAGTGTGATCCAGAGGGTAAATGTATGTGTGGTCCACAGATGGTTATGTCTACCTTCAATGGCAGGATAATGCCAATGGTAAGACACGCTCCTCTAGATCCAGCTTATTATGAAGAAATCTTCGGTGAGGATTCATTTGACGATTTCAATGCAGATGACTATAGGGATATATTTGATCCCGATGGTGGCTTAGAAGAAATCTAGTAATTGTAAACCATAAAATTTTTTGGGGCGCTATACTGTCAGTATGCGAACTCAACGAGCAGTTATCGAATACCTGAAAGATCCCGCCAATGGCTTCAAGACAAAGAAGTCACTCTCTTCTGCTCGTGAAACCTTGTTCGCATTGGGGGATGCACCAATCAATCAATGGAACCTCTCCTCTTTGGTTGATTGGTGTCATCGTCCACTTGTCAAAGGACAAAGAGAAGGGCTGGCTCCATCTGATTCAACACTCAGGAACAGAAGGTACCATGTAGGGGCTTTCTTTGACTGGTGTGCCTATAAGGAAATAGTTAAAGAAGATCCTGCTAGATATATTAAAAAACAAGTAAGACCGGGAAATAGTAAAGTGATAGAACACAACTGGTTATCAGAAGAAGATGTGCAAGTAATTATTGATGCAATAGACACAGACTCATTAGTGGGACGTAGAGATGAAATAATCTTACGTCTTGGCTTTTCATGTGGTCTACGAAAAGCAGAGATAAGGAATTTGACTTGGGGTCAAATAGATTTAGAACAAGGGGAAATTAAATTCATTGGCAAAGGGAGAAAGCTCGCCCATATCGCTGTCAGTGAGAACACCCGACTCCGTTTGATCGACTGGCACTCTACTGCTACTGGGGATTTGGGTAGGAGACCTAAAGACAGCGAGAGTGTCATCATCAAGATCCAATATCGCCCCTCTCTCTCCGAGAATGTCCTCCCTGTCGAAGAAATCCTCTGGAAGGAAGGGTCTGTTTCTGAAAGTCTCATTGTTAAAAGGTGTCAACATTATTCTGATTTCGTAGGTATTAAATTCACTCCCCATGACATGCGTAGGACGTATGCTGGTATTCTTCAGGACAAAGGTGTACCAATGTCCTCCATTCGTGACTGCTTGCGTCACGAATCAGAACTTATGACTATCGCTTACCTAGAAGTTCGCCCAGATAAGACTGCAAGAGCTATGAGAGAAGTTCAGCTAGACTTCGATTAACACTCGCACGGATCACACTTACATTCTTGACACTCACATGTCAATTTAGTCTCCTTGATAGTCTAAAGCTCCTTTCTTAGCAAAGACAGATGGATCACCTGTCTGCCAAAACTTTTCTACTTTAGGGGAAGTGGAGGAAGCTCCAGTAAAGCTCTTAAACTTCATCCCACCTAAGATACGACTAGCGTCTGTACTACTGTATGCCTTACTACATACACCGCACCAGATACCACCCTCCGTGTCTTTATTACACGTAGGACAGTGTTTGAATGTAGTCTTGCCAAATGGGTACTTCTCAGTATCCTCCACTGGTTTTTCTTTTTGTTGTTCTTCCATTTTTCTTTTTCTGGGTATGTGGTTTCTTTTTCTTTTTCATAATTATTAGCTTAATTCAATGAAGATACACTCACCGGGACATTCGTCAGCCGCTTCGATTACTGCCTCAACATTCTCAGGCTTAACATCAACAGTTTCACTCATCTTGTGAGTTGGTTCTTTCGGTGTTTCGGAACCATCTTCCTTGACGTAGAAAAGACCATCATCGTGACCGAAAAAAACAGAGGGTGCTATCTCTTCGCAGAGTCCGTCACCTGTGCAGAGATCTTGGTCAATCCAAACTTTCATTCCTGATAATTCATTCGGTTGCATGTTAACCCGGATGGTTTTCAAGGAACGTGGCATAGGCTTCAGGACTATCTAAAATTATGGTCATTCCACCCTGATAAGGGCTAGGGTCATTCTTCCCTAAAGTCACAGTAATAGCACCCACAAGAGTACCAATAGCTACCAACAAACCTGTTATAGCGGCGATGAGTTTAACGGCTTTAGATGTGCCGTCTTTCTCCTCACTCATTGTATTCGTAGAACTCTTTACCCCAGTTCTTACTTTGAATAGCTTCTTCAGCTAGATATATACGATCCCAGATCGTGCTAAATTCTGAAGGAACCCAAGCGAGACCAGCGATAATCTCTTTCATTTCATCTACGTCATCTCTGATTATTTCTACATCAGCCGCCATAGCGCTTGTAATATGAGAAGGAGTAAAACGGCTAAGGTCATCGACCCTAGCGCTCCGCAAATCATCAAGACCGCCAGCATTTTCCATGACTCCTTGAGATATTTCATCAAGTTTCGCCAGAACTGTACTGTCTGTCCCAGTGTTGCCCTCAATTACCTGTACCTGCTTTTCTAAATCGTCAATCCTTCCAGCAATTTGTGATGCCTTCCAGACGACAGTGCCACTAACCACGGCTACGGACATAATAAGTCCAAGAGTTATCCTAGATACTCCTATTTTCTTTATGTCCGTAATATCGTCCATGGTTATGCTTTATCTACTTGCGCTCTGTATTCTTTCACAGCATTTTTAATCACTGCTATTCCTGCTGCAGCAGCAGCAGTCAAAGCACCTTTAACGCTAGAAGTGTCCGTAACCACCCAGATAGCCAAGAAGGATTGAAGGGCTGTACTAATAGCCTTCTCTCCAACTGACATCCAGTTGATCTCTTTTGCTTTAACCTTAATAGTCATATATCTTTCCTTGTTAGGGGGTCCACTACACCACCCGAAGTCTGTTACTAAGAACCTACTTTTCGGAGGGTTAGAGTCGCTATTAAACGAATTGCAGAACCTGATCTGGAAGGTTCGTATAAGGTAAC